CCAATACTTGATGATGAGTATTGGAGTAACAACTTTACTGATTCCTCAAATGAAAGTATTGACAGTATAATGAGTAAAGATTTTTAATATGATAACAGTTATTGCAGAGATAGTAGCATGGGTGGCTACTGTGTTCAGGGGTGCAGGAATGCTTGCAAAGAGTGCTAATAAGGTAAAGTATCTTGTAAGTCTTGGTAATTTATTCTGGATGATAAATGGTATAATCACAGGGAATATACCACTTATAGTAAGTAATGGTTTCTGCCTTGTAGTAATGGTGTATGATATTATAAAAAGAAGCAGAGATAAATAACTGTTTTCTTTTAGATAATAAAATAATAACGTGTTTGTGGGTAACTCTATTTATCTCTATTTTTGCATCAAAACGTAATAATATGAGTGTAGCTATAGTAAGCGGATTTCCACAACAGAGACTCTCATTTAAGCAGAAGAATTTCAAGTGGGGAAAGAAGTGTGTGGACTTTGCAGATGCTAAAGGTTCCATATTAAGTTATTCTCCATTGAGAAGGTCTGTAGTGCAGAAGAAGATAAACTATGACCTCGTGAATATGAGGCTTCATACAGAAGATATTGCCTATGTGCTTAACCCTAATAAGCTCAAGGCTAACTTTATACCAGATACTCTGCAGCACTACCCCACAATAAATGCCTATTTGGATGTGTTGAGGGGAGAGGCTATCAGCAGGCCTTTTGAGTATCATGTTGTGGTTACAAATCCAAATGCAATATCAGATATAGAGAATCAGAAGAAAGAAGCGATATTCCAGAGTCTTCAGGCAATGATTCAGAATCAATCTATGTCAGATGAGGACTTTCAGAAGAGGCTGAATGAGCAGGGTGACTTCTTTCAGTTTCAGTATCAGGATATAAGAGAGTTGAGGGCTAATGAGCTTCTGAAGCACTATGAAAAGGAACTTGATTTCAGGAATATATTTGATACTGTAGGATTCATGGATGCCCTTACAGTCAATGAAGAACACTATGCAGTTGATATTATAGGAGGAGAACCTTGTATAGAGAGAATAGACCCTCTTGAGCTCAGGATATACAGGTCAGGAAACAGTAACAGGACAGAAGATGCTGATTTAATAATATGGGAGACTTACAAGAGTATAGGGTGGGTATATGATACTTACTATGATGTATTGTCAAAGAAGGATATTGATTACCTTGAGAAGATAGTTACAGGTAACTCAAATGATGATGGTGATGAGGAGTTCTGGCATGAAAACAATGCCTTTATGGATCCTGAGGTAGGCAATGCTCTTGTGAACAGTCCCCACTTCTTCTCTTCAATTCTAGGAGAATATAACTATAACACATCATTGCTTCCCTATGATAATGAGGGCAATGTGAGGGTGCTTAGAGTATATTGGAAATCAAGGAGAAAGATAAAGAAAGTAAAGAAGTATGACCCCATGACTGGTGAGGAGGAATTCCACTTCTATCCTGAGAACTATGTAATAAATACTGTATTGGGAGAAGAGGAGGAGATATTCTGGATAAACGAGGCATGGGAAGGCACAAAGATTGGTACTGATATATATGTGAATATAAGACCAAGACCTGTGCAGTATAATTCCATGAGCAATCCTTCAAAATGCCACTTTGGTATTATAGGACAGATATACGGTATAGGTAAGGGACACAGTCCTTCACTTGTTGATGTCCTTAAACCGTATGCCTATATGTATGATGCTACAATAGACAAGCTCTATAAACTCCTTGAGTCGAATTTAGGCAAGCTTACAATATTTGATACTGCTTCAGTACCTGATACATGGAAAGTGGAAAGGTGGCTGTATTTTGCCAAGGTTAATCATATAGCTATAAGAAACTCATTCAATGAATCAAGGCATGGTGCTTCTACAGGTAAGATATATGGTGCCATGAATAACAATACCACAGGTGTTGTAGATGCATCTGTCAGTACAGAGATACAGTTTAATATTGAACTGCTTAACTGGCTGGATACACAGATGGGTAAAGTCTGTGGTATTACTCCTCAAAGACTTGGACAGGTATCAAGCAGGGAAACAGTAGGAGGAGTTGAAAGAGCTACGCTTCAATCTTCACATATTACAGAATCTATATTTGCAAGACACGATAATCTTAAGAAAAGAGTATTAGAGTGCTTCCTCGATACTGCCAAGATAGCAATGAAAGGCAGGATAAAGAAGTTTGAGTATATCACTTCTACAGGAGCACAGCAGATAATGAATATTGACGGGGATGAGTATAATGAGTGTGACTATGGTCTTGTGGTAGACAATTCTCAGGGTACTCAGCTGCTTATTCAGAAATTGGATACTCTTGCTCAGGCAGGTTTGCAGAATCAGTTGTTCAACTTCTCTACTATGATGAAACTCTACAGTTCTGGCTCTATATCTGAGAAGATAAGAATGATGGAGGCAGCAGAGAGAAGAATGCAGGAACAACAGCAGCAGGTTCAAGAGCAGCAAATGCAGATGCAGCAACAGCAGATGCAGGCACAAGCAGAAGCTCAGCAGCTTGAGATGGAGCAGAGAGATGCTCAGAATATCAGGGACAATGAAACAAAAATCACTGTTGCTCAGATACAGGCACAGGCTCAGATTGATGCTGGTGTTGCAAGGGCTTCTGGATATACTGAAACTCCTATACAGCCTTTGTCAGAGAAAGACAGGTTGCAGCTTAGGCAGCAGATACAGGAGAACAAGGACAAGAATGCCTTGGAACACGAGAAGCTTAGGCTTGAAAGAGAAAAGATACAAAGTCAGGAAAGAATAGCAAAGAATAAAAACAAAGAGTAATCTGCAATAGTAGGATAACTATTTCATGTTCATATAAATTGTAATTGTTTAAGTTTTGCAAACCCTCTGTGAAGAGGGTTTGTTTTTTATGTATAAACCTCTCAAGATTACTGTAAAATTTACCACTTTGTTTAACCTTCTATCTATAAATATCTTTGCATTAAATATTTAACAAAGAGTTTAAATTATGGATGGAATAGGATTAGAAAATATGCTGAGTGCTGAACAGGTGGAGAAGATGTTTGGTGATACTCAGGAAACTTCAGAAGAAGTAGAGGTTGATACCTCAAATGAAACAAGTGAAACAAAAGAAAAAGATAATACTGCCGAGGTAGATTTTTCCGATTTATTGGGTATACCAGAGGGCGTAGGCAGTGAGAATGATACAGAGGGAGACGGGGGAGCACCTGAGTCTGATAATGGTTCTGGTACTCCACAACAAAACCTCTTCTCATCCATTGCCAGGATATTAAGAGATAAAGGTGTTTTCCCTGACCTTTCTGATGATGCGCTAGAAAATGTAAAAGATGAAGACGCTCTTGAGCAGCTTTTCAATGACAAAGTCACTGGAATGCTTGATGAAAGACAGCGAAACCTGGAAACAGCACTCAGTGGAGGTGCTACTGATGAAGAGATGCAGGCCTATCAATCTGCCCTTAATATCTCACAGCAGATAAATGATTCAAGGTTCTTGGATATAATGACTGCCGAAGATGAACAGGGTGAGAATTTCCGAAAAAGTGTAATGTATCAAGATTACATAAATAGGGGATTCAAGCCTGAGAGAGCAGAGAAGCTTATACAGAAGAGCTTTGAGGATGGTAATGACATTGATGATGCAAAGGAGGCTTTGGAGTCCTGTAAGGAGTATTACAATAATCAGGTTGCTCTTTTCAAGAGAACTTTTGAAGACAGGCACAAGGCAGCTTATGAAGAGGAGAAGAAGAAAGGAGAGGCAATCAAGAAGCAGATAATGGAATCTGACACTTTCTTTGGAGGTCTGAAGGTAGACAAGAATACCAGACAGAAGGCATTTGAATTCATTTCCAAGCCTGTGTATAAAGATGAATCAGGAAGAGTATACACTGCCGCACAAAAGTATCAGAGAGAGAATCCTGTTGAATTTATAAAGAACATGGCTCTCATGTATGTGCTTACAGACAAATTCAGCAACATAGAAAAGCTGACAAAAGGAAAAGTGAAGGCAGGGTTGAAGAAGGGTTTTGCAGAGTTGGAAAGTGTTATAAACAGTACTAGCAGAAACAGTGATGGTACTCTGAATCTTGCAAATAGTAGTGCAGATTTCTTAGAAAGAGAAAAATGGACTTTAGCGTGAATTAAATAGGGAAAATACTTTTAATGCTTAATTTAAATAGATTATGGCTGGACAATTAGGAAAATTTACAATGCAGCATTTCGATGCTTGGGGTGAAAGAATTACGAAGAAAACCCACATCTCTTCTATATTCGGCAATAAGGTACAGAAAGTAAATGGCCTTATGGTAGAATTGATGGCAGCTAAGTATGGTAAGACACTGGATACAAAACTTGCTAGTCTTCCTACTAAAGAGTTTGAATCTGGTGAAGAGTATATTTGGGATGTAACTGGTTCCACAGACCGCGTTATACCTCTGATAGAATGTCGTGATGAAAATGGTATTGTGGTTACTAGTGCTACTACTACTAATGTAGGTGCTGGTACACAGCCCTTTGAGCTTGTATTTGGTGAGCACTGGTTCTTCAAAGGAGAGACCATAGAAGGTGCTCTTGGTAATCGCTATCCTCTGCGTGTTCTTGAAGACCCTCGTGAGGAAGGAAGCCACTGGGTATATAAGGTTGAGACTATGGCTGGTATTACTGATGGTGTGCCTGCAGAGCGTCTTCTTCCTCGTGAGCCCTTCTCTTATGGTGCTGCCTTTGTAGAAGGAGGTCTTTCTCGTAAGGTGGGTGGTATTCGCCATGCACTCCCTGCTACTCTGAGAAATGAGTGGTCACATATCCGTATACACCACAAGGTATCTGGTGATATGATGGATGACAAGCTTGCTATTGCAGTTCTTATTAACAAGGGTCAGGGTATCAAGCCAGAGCCTGTTAATTCATGGATGCTTAATGTGGACTTTGAGATTGAGAAGACTTTCCGCGATTATAAGAACTATGCTCTTGCATGGGGTCGTAGTAACAGAAATCGCAATGGTGAATATACCAATATCGGAGTTAGTGGTGACAGTATTAGAACTGGTGATGGTATGTATGCTCAGCTTGAGAATGGTGGTAATGTAATATGGTATAATGACTTCTCTCTTAAGATGATTGAGGATGCCCTTTATAACCTGTTTGCAGGCAGGGTTGATTTCAGAGACAGAGCAGTGGTTCTTTCTACTGGTGAGAAGGGTGGTCTGCTCTTCCAGAAAGCAGCTCTTGCTGATGGCAGTGGCTGGAGATCTGGCTTTGAGTTTGAAGGCAATCAGCTTGGTCTTATGAAGAAGGTGAATAATGCTGCTGCTCCCTGGGGTGGTGGTATAAGCATTGCTGCTCCTCAGGTGTTTGAGTTTATTGCTCCTATGGGCATAAAGATAACCCTTGAAATAGACCAGAGCAAGGACAATGTAAATCATAGTGGCTACAAGATAATGCATCCTCTGGGAGGCCCCGCAAGCTCTTACATATTTGATATTCTTGATATGGGTTCAAGTGTTGAGCCTAATATTCAGAAGTGTAAGATTAAGGGTCATCCTGATGAGTGGCGTGGCTATGAAGCAGGTATGCGTAATCCCTTCACTGGTGCTTGGAATAATGACCACATGAGCAATGATGAGGATGCTGCTGTAATTCACAAGATGGCAGATGTTGGTATAGTGGTGTGGGATCCTACTCGCACTGTAAGAATAATGCCTGATATTTTGGAGGGTTGATAATGTTGTAACTTAGGAGTGAGGGGAAACCCTCACCCCTTTTAAACTTTTAAAATGGAGTATAAAATGGGTAAAAAGAGTAAAGAGGAAACTTTTGAATTAACAGGTTTAGAAGAACAAACAAAGAGTATGAATTGCCTTCGCAATGAGAGAGTAATAATAAGGAAGTTGCCTAAAAGGACAAACCTTGTAAAGGATTCAAACCATGTAATGGGTGATGGGATGCATGAAAATGCCTTCCGTACTTATTGTGTACCCAAATTGCAGAAGAGCAATACTTTTGTGAATGTTCTTACAAATGAAGAGAAGGAGTGTTTAGAGCAGGCTATGGGTCTGCAGAAAAATGCCCTGTCAATCTATAAAACACCTGCAGAAGAGAATTTCTGGAGTAACGCAAATCCTAATGGATTAAATTCAGTCACACTTCATAAAAAGGATAATGTGTTTGATTTGTCAAAGCCTACTGATTATATATCATATAAGATACTGTTGGCTAACAAGGATAAGATATGTCCTTCAATGGAAGAGTGGGCTGCAAGACCAAAGGAAACCTACGAGTTTGTTGTTATCAGGGAAGGTCAGGAGAGCAAGATGTCACAGAGTAATACTGATGCTACTATACAAGCAGTAATGAAGCTTGGTAAGATAGCAGATGACAAAGATGTTCTTAGACTTGCTGTTGAAACAATGCTTGGTAAGAAGTTCTCTGCCAATACTGGTATAGACTGGTTCCAGACACAGGCTTTAGACCTTATAAAGAGTACACCTAAGAATGCAAGGCTCTTCCTCAGCATACTTAATGATGAGTTGTTTGATTCAAAGATTCTCATAAGGAAGGCTATAGAGAAAGGCAGTGTAGTGATGAGAGGCACCTATCTTTATATAAAGGATGGTAATCAGCCTATGTGTAATAATGGTGAAGAGCCCACAATGAATATTGCTGCCAAATGGCTTAGTGCTCCTAAGAACCAGGAAATACTTTTCAGTCTGCAGGCTAAGGTAAAAGAATAACTAGGGTTTTACCCTATAAAAAATAAGACTATGACAATACCAGAGTTCAGTGACCAATTTGATGTTCTATATAACAACATTACTTCAAATCAGGCTCCAGGCTTGAATGAATATGAAAAGAGTCTCTTCCTTACAAAATCAGAGAAAGAGATAGTCAAGAACCATTTTACTGCTACAAGTAAAGGTAATTCTACACAGCTTGGGTTTGATGACTCTGCAAAGCGTCAGGCTGATTTCTCTGTATTGATGAAGACTGCTGCATGTAACAACCTTGTTAGTAATAGCTCTGTTACTAATGCTGTATATACCTCAAAGAAGTATACTTGTGTTACTGGGGACAACAGTATAGAGTTGATACCTGCCCAGATAAAGTTTACAAGGAACTCTGCTCCTTACGATGTACCTGATGGAGAGTATCCTGTGATGAGTAATGTCGATGGTACTGTAGTATATATATCAGTTCCTGGTGAGGGGATGACTACAGAGCGGGTAAATATAACAGGTTTTCCTTTTACTGTGAACACTTCCAGTACTGTCACTGTGGCTACAACTACCCACATTGTGAGTGGTAAGTTAGATGACAGAAGTACTCTATATACATTCCCCAAAGATACTTTTATAGTTGTAAATGAGTCTATAAAGACCACTGCTAACAGGTATCTTCAGGTGATACCTCTCAAGTATGATGAGTATACAAGACTGATGTCTAAGCCTTTCAAGAGACCTGTAAAGAATCAGGCATGGAGGCTGATAAACTCTGGCACAGTGACTGCTGGTACTAATGCTCCTGATATTACAAGCAAGTATGTTGAGATAATCACAAATAGCTGGGACACTGTAGGTATATATAATATAAGGTATGTAAGGGTTCCCAAACCTATTATACTTGCTGATTTGGATGAGGGCATTAGTATTGATGGAGAATCTAGTCAATCAGAGACTTGTGAAATAGATCCAATCCTCCATGAGGACATTCTTCAGAGAGCTGTAGAACTGGCTAAGATTGCTTGGACAGCTACAGGTAATGAGAATATAGAGGCTACTCTTGCAAGTGGTCAGAGGTCTGAATAAAACAGTATAGCATGACACTAGAAGAGTTTTCAAACGGGTTTGATACATTGCTTAACAGCTATATGCAGGCAGCTTCCTTTGGTAAAGGAGCATCTGCTGTAGATGTTGTCTTGGATGAGTATGAGAAATCACTGCACCTTACAAGGGCACAGGATAACATAGTGCTCTCCTTGTACAAGGGTAATAATCCTGATGAAGGCTTTGAGTATACAGAAGAACTGAGAAGATACCTTGCCCCTCTTATAAAGGAAGCCAGACTCTCACCAGATGAGAATATAACAGGTGTACTTGGTGTAGACAGTAATTCAAAGTTCTTCACCCTTCCCGAAGATGTGTGGTTTATCACATACGAGTCTGTTATAATATCAGATGGCAAGTGTGAGGGTGTAAACAGGCTTGATGTTGTACCTGTAAGACAGGATGAGTATTCAAAAATTCGCAAGAATCCTTTCAGAGGTGCAAGTGACAGGAGGGCACTCAGGTTTGACTTGGCAGATGGTGTCATAGAGATACTGAGTACTAAGATAGTTACTTCATACTATGTAAGATACTTAAGTCAGTTAAAACCCATCGTGCTTGCAGACTTCACAAGTGATAAACTTACTATACAAGGAGTAAGTGAACCTACTCCATGTGAATTACCAGAAAACCTGCACTATAGAATACTTGAACTTGCAGTTCAGTATGCTTTAGCAAGTAAAAGACTTTTAAATAACGAGAACCAATAACGCTGATAAGTTACTGTAAAGACTATCAGCTATGTATAACTTAATTGTTTTAAAGATATGTTTACAGAAAATCAATCTCGACAGTTGTATGTCGTAAGCAGTGTTGTAACAGGAAATAATCTTGTAACCAACAGCAGCTCTGCTGGTGCTACTAAACTCAAAGCTACTCCTGACAACAAAGAGTTTTTCTTCATTCATAAGGGAGCCACTGCAGATGCCCTGCAGAGAACAGACCTTATAGACAAGTGTAAGATTATGGACATCAGAGCCACAGATGCTGCTGACATGGTTCATAAAAAGATGCTGAAGGAAGTTGTTCTTGACTCAAATGTAAGTTCTACTGCAGTTGTAGGACAGGACTATATCCTCAATGTCATTATAAAGAACTATATTGCAAATGGTGATGACTCTATAAAGGTTAAGTTTGCTGCTGCAAGAGCCTATTCCACTACAGCTTCTGACCTTTATAAGAAGCTGGCTATAAATCTTGCAAAGAACTTCAGCCGTGAAGCAGTTCCCATGATTAAGATTACTCTTAAAGGAGATGCAAACCACACAGAAATCACCAATCGTACTAAGGTTGCTGACCTTTCAAGCATTACTGCCACTGGTATAATTCTTGAGGAAGTTGAACAGCCTTGGAGACTGGGTATTGCAAAGCAGGAATTTGTCAATTTTGATGTTATTCCATCTGTAATAACAGTAGGTGGTGTAGACCAGGTATGGGGTTCTGTAACTGACAATACTGCTTCTAATACCAACACTATTCCCAATTCTAAGGAAGTGGCTGATATGGAGTATTTCTTCCATAAGAATAGAGGTGATGTTTATGGCAAGATGTGCTA